AGGGGCACCCACCGTCTACGTATAGAAGTAGACGATTTCAGTACATGACCGAGCCGATCACCTTGCAGAAAGCGAGGTGCGGATCTAGCAACAGTAAAATACTGGTGCAGTACTGACTCCCTAGTCGGAAGGGTACGAACTGTTTTACCAAAAGGTATATCAGCCCGTACTTCGACCCGCTGAAGCTGGTCATTCCATCTCGTCTTGAGATGAGAATTACCAGTCCAGAAAAGGTCAATCCAACCGAAAAGGCCCGAATCCGCCGGCACATGCATGAAGCAGAAACGCTTCAATGCATGGACTCGCGTTTTGATATAGTCCGAAGTACTGAAATAACCTTGCTTAGCAAAGTTATTCGCAGTTTCAACGGACGAAATCACGGATTCAGGTCGGGACACTTCAGGGTAGGCTTTGAAGTAGCTCGGGGTCACATCGTGACCGTCGAACCCATCAAAACCGCAGGACTCACGAAAGCTTCCGCTGTCGTAAGTCTTCTGCAGGTTTACCTTTAAACCAAGGTAGCCTAGCAATCCCTGCAGCACTTCCCATCCATCTACGGGAACGATAATATCGTCACCGAAGACGCGGACCTCCCTTGAAACCTTGCGCACATTGGCAATGGTAATATCCATGCCTCTCGAAGAGAGGACAGAAGATACGGCCAGAACCGCAAATGCGTAAGATTGTACGGGAAAGGTACATGCAGAACCCATACATGCGAACTTCCTAAGTTTGTGAAACTGAGGAGACTTCGCATCAATGTCATTTCTGACCCACCTAGTCCTACAGGCATGAAGAGCACGTACCAACGTATCGCTACGTCGGAAGACGCGCTCAACTACCCAACAGGATAGGCGGTCGGAAGCAGATGACAGATAACTGTCACATGCGACCGAGTATGGGAAGCACGTCTTGCGAAATCTTGATTCTCAGTCTGATCACGAAAGTGAATAGACTGAGAAATCGGTGTCTTTTCAAGACGACTAGTGAAAAAGTCAAGAAGTGTTTGTTGACACCACTGGTGACTAACAGGCTCACTGGCAATAAGCCGGGGACCTTTTAGCACCTTTGGGACAGCAATCAATCTCGATGGAGGCTCATGCGCAGAATACTGAACATGAACATCCTCACTAGTGAGAAATCCAGCCCATAGCCCGTAATTCGGAAAACCGAAATCGGACAATGGGAAGGATGACTCAAGCTTAGCTGGCCAGGTTGGAAAGTCGTACTTAAACTGAGTACGACGCTGGTCAGCTACTGCGCCTGGTCCATGCTTAGCTCGCCAGTCGGTGCCGT